AATTTTTCTCACTTTTTTCTTAAAAACAAAGGAGCACTTATGCAAGAGGCATTTTTAATTCCTGACAACAGGAGTGGACTCGAAAAGGAGTTGCACGACTGGGTAAAGACCAAGCTCCGGCAAGGTCACTCCCTACACACCGTTACGCGGACTCTGATTATCGAATCCCAAAAGTTACATGACACAGCAGATGTGGTCACTGCGATTGATGACCACAAAAAACTACCTTAAGGACTCACATGGCGTATCAACAAAAACCTGGCTACTTCTCGCTCTGGCCAAACGATAAAAAAGAAAAGGACACTCACCCAGATTGGAAAGGGTCGATCACCCTACCCGATGGCACTGAGTGTTGGTTTGACTGCTGGAATAAGGTTAGCGCTAAGGGGCAAGCCTATTTGAGTGGCAAGGTGGGTAATCCCAAGCCAGGCCATGCCTATTCTCCTGAGAAAGCGGATATGCCGCTGACTGCGCCGGCGACTGATTCGGATATTCCATTCTAATGGCCACTAAATTTGCCAAGCAAATACCGACCGTTAAGGGTTGGGGTGGTGTGCGCTCGATCCAAAGACGCTTGGAACGCTCGGCCACGATCATGGAAAACCGCGAGGCGGTGGCTTACGCCCTACTTTGCATGGCCAATACCAAGATCACCGACATTATGAAGTGGGAGGAGGAGGATGGCGAGCTCAAGGTCAAGGTCAAACCCGCCTCCGAGATTCCAGACCATGCCTTGCAGTCGATCAAGTCGATCAAGATCAACAAACAAGGCGAGCTGGAGGTTGAGCTCTACGACAAGGTAGGCGTGTTGCGCTTACTAGCCAAAGCCTCTGGGTTGCTTGATGGCCCAGAAAACGAATCCGATAAACCAAGCGTGATTGGAATCAACATCAAAGCGCCTGAGATTGAGGATGCAGAACCAAAGGAGTCAAACAATGATTGAACTGTTAGTGGCGTATCTGCTTTTTGAGGGAGGCGCTCAGTGGGAGTGGTGGGCAATTTACGCGGTATTGATTTTGCTCAAGATTTGGAATGTACGGCAAGCGGCAATACGCGCCGCAGAGGAGAACTTTGTAATTCACAAAATTATTGAGGAGTCGAAAAAACATGACAACATTCACTAGCGATGATGCAGATTACGCAAAACGAAACACTTGCGAATACTGCAAGCGGACATTAGAGATTGATGCAGTCCATCGGTGCCGAGCCCAAGCGATGGCATTAGAAAAAACGCTCAATGACTACCTAGACTCATGCAACAAGTTTGAGGCGCAATACAACGCTAGGATGGGTCGGACAGGCGTTAGATGGGCGGGGGATTAAATGAACGCATACAAATTAGCAGATGAAGCTAAGAATATCCACAATACTATTGAAGCATTAGAGTTTGTGCAAAAGGCTGTGCCAATGCTTCGCCAACAAGCAAACCGAATAGCGGAGTTGGAAAAGGAATTGAAGCGAATCAAGTTTGCTTGGAATCTTGCAGAGAATGAGATTGAAAGCCTTGCACCACAAACAAAGCCATTAAGCGATGCAGATATTCAACAAATTTCACATCGGTATCACTATACCTACAATCCAGATTATGTTGGATTTGCTAGAGCAATAGAAGAAAGGCATGGGATTAAATGAGCAATGACGAGGCGATGCTCTTTGGTGTTTTGATTATGGGCTTGATCGTGTTTGCGGTGTACCTAGCCCACAAAGACTAAGTTATACAAAAGTTATATTGACTCATAAAAGTTGCATTAAGTGGCTTACTGTAACATTTATGTTATTTTTCCCACTCTTGGCCAGTTGATTTACCAAGCGCAAAAACTTTGATGGGTGGGCTAGAGTAAAGATCCACATTACAGGCTCCAAGTACTGCAAGCTCAGCTTTTTGGCCTTGGCGCATCAAGACCTCTGCCGCCATTGCGCCTGAGCCGATGGCCATAAATGTCCGCACAGTCTCCCACTCTAGGGAGTTGTCACATGAATACAAGCCACTTTTATTTAGGAATAAAAAACTATTGGAATCTTTGAGTTTTGGCTTGCGTTTTTTGTCGCCAAAAAACCATTGCATTGCTTTCTCAATGTCAGACTGGGTGCCAGCCCCTCCAAACCAACCGTCTTTTACTTTGTAAACTTTATTTTCAAAATATTTAAGGCCAGTGTCATCATCAGAATATTGACTATCAGACACAATAATTTTTCTTCTCCAATCTCCAACAATTGTTGTCATTGGTTACTCCTCAATTTTTGAGCGCTTGTAATTTAAGTAATCTCTGCCCTCCTCTGGATTCCAGAAAACTTTAATCATGTCTGGATTGGTATCGGGCAAATCGGGGTCAATAATTGTTAACGCGCATGGTGCAATCATTTGGTCTCTAAACCCTTTTTCTTGCGCGAATCTGTCCATCATTTTGTACGAGCCAACCTGGATGGCATGACAAATGCGCCCAGTGCTGGAGTCTTTGATTACGCCATAGCCTGAGATGTGTTTGTGGCCAGCAATGCTAATGTGGTCACGCGAGCCAAGTTGCACTGCTTTCATTACGCCATGCGATGGATTCCATTGCGAGTTGCCAGAAAAGTCATGGCGGGAGTTGACGATCACCTCGCGGCCGTTGGGAAACACAAGAGCAAATCTAGCCTCACTCGCAGAGTGAATATAGGTCTGGCCTCGTGCAATCCAGTTCAATGGGTCGCCAGCTCCACTCCAAAGATCGTGATTGCCACCAATCATTACAAGCCATGGGCAACGCTTAACAAACCACTCTGCCAACATCCATGCTTGTTTAGCGGTAGTGCCTTGCTGTGCATAGAGTCTGGCTAAGCGCCCTACCCAGTTATTGGTTGTATCCCCCACATTGGCCGCAAACATGGCTTCAGTTGTGCGACAAATCTCGGTGTGATCGCGCAAGGCGGCCAAGTCTGTACCATCGTCATCCACATGGGGATCGCCAAACCAAAATATGCCGACCGGCCCTTTTGCTTTTACCTTGATCTTGATGCAACGCCGCGCCTCGTTTGCCTGATACTTCTTCTCATACTGCTTGATCCGCAGATCAACCAAGTCCTCGACATCAATATCCTCATCGGGCAAAACTTGAGTCTCAAGCATGGGATGAATTGTTATTTTGTCGCTAGGCTCGACAAACCCCTTAACATGAGCAGAATTGCGGTATCGCTCCTCTTCAGTAATAAACCCTCGTTTAAAAGCCCTATCTAAACGAGCCCGATAGGTGTTAACTGGGAGGCTCAGTGAGCTTGCGGCGTTCTTAATTTGAATATGTTTGCGAAATGCTTTAACTGCCTCAATACACTGCTCATCAGTAATGGGTGGCGCGGCCATAGTTGCCCTTATGTTTGTATAGACATAAGTCATTGTTATACAATAAAAATGTGAAAAATACAAAATTCATAAGGGGCTATTGATGTCACGAACAAAAGAAATGAGCTCCAAATCAATCCCAAACACTGGCCTCAATTTGGACTTTTCCAAAAGCCCAGAGGTTTACAAATTTCTTAAGAGCAATGCCTTTGTGCGGGGGATGATGGGCCCTGTGGGGTCGGGTAAATCGTATGCGTGCGCCGCCGAGGTAATGATCCGCGCCGTACAGCAAAAGCCATCCCCTACCGATGGTATCCGGTACACCCGTTTTGTTATTGTACGAAACTCTTATCCAGAGTTAAAGACGACCACGATTAAGACCTGGCAAGACCTTTTCCCTGAGTCCACATTTGGCCCAATGCTGTGGACTCCTCCAATCACGCATCACATTCGCCTACCCAGTCGAGATGGCGCGGCTGGCATTGACTGTGAGGTGATATTCCTGGCGCTCGATCAGCCTAAAGATGTTCGCAAGCTCCTCTCACTTGAGTTAACTGGCGCATGGGTAAACGAGGCGCGCGAATTACCCAAGGCAGTGATTGATGGACTCACTCATCGTGTGGGCCGCTACCCCACTAAGCGTGATGGCGGCGCGACCTGGCATGGAATTTGGATGGACACTAACCCCATGGATGATGACCACTGGTGGCATCGCCTGGCTGAAAAAGAAAAAATGACTGGGCCATACGCTTGGAAGTTTTTTAAACAGCCTGGCGGTGTTGTCGAGGTACTTAAAGAGGATTTGCCTGAGAATCCAGAGGCTAATGACCACATCTTTGCATCTGGCAAATGGTGGAAGATTAACCCTAAAGCTGAGAATGTGGAGAACTTGCCACATGGTTATTACCAACAGATGCTCCTGGGCAAAAACTTGGACTGGATTCGGTGTTATGCCGAGGGCAAATACACTTATGTTCAAGAGGGCAGACCGGTCTGGCCTGAGTATGACGACAACATTATGTCTGGCGAGGTTAGTTATGACCCAAGCGCGCCCATTCAAGTCGGCCTTGACTTTGGATTAACACCAGCCGCAGTGATTGGTCAGCGTTTTCCTAATGGCCGCTGGGTCATATTGGATGAAATCGTCACTTTTGACATGGGCCTTGAGCGATTTGGCACGATGCTCCTCGCTGAGCTCAACGCCAAATACCCAAAAGCACAAGTATTCCTGTGGGGCGACCCCGCTGGTATGGCGAGAGACGCAATTTATGAGGTCACTGCGTTTGATTATCTGAGGACTTTAGGGCTTAGAGCTCAACCTACCCCATCAAACGACTTCAAAGTGCGCCGCGAGGCTGGTGCCGCGCCTATGCAACGGTTAATCAACGGTAAGCCAGGCCTAATTGTTGACACTAATTGCAAGTTAATTCGCAAGGCGCTCTCTGGTGGGTACCATTTCAAGCGTGTATCAGTTGGAGCTGGTCAAGAACGATTTAGAGATGCGCCAAATAAAAACGAACACTCCCATGTGGGCGATGCATTTGGCTATTTATTGCTTGGCGGTGGCGAACATAAGCGCTTAACAAAGAATAATCTCAACACTGGCACAGTAGTAGTTCAGACCGTAGCCAATAATGAGTTTGATGTGTTTGCACAGTGATATACAAGTGTGCACATTTAGTACAAAATGCAATAGAATCTACTGCATATAGTACATTTGTGGGAGAACACCATGCCATTTATTGCAATTGCCAT